GGCAAGTCTGCTAAGTACGCAGACAAAGGCCAGCTTGAGCTTATGGCGTTGGCGATCTTCAAGCACTACCCTGAAGTAACTAAGTTACACGCGGGGCTGTTATTTGTAGTTGCCAAAAGCCTTGTGAAGTCTGAATATGAGGCCAGTTCTCAACAACCTTTATGGGGCAAATGGTTGGCGAACTATGCTAAGATGGAGAAAGCATTCGAGGTGGATGTCTGGAACCCTAGACCTTCTGGTCTGTGTAAACGCCACTGCCAAGTGGTTGAGTGCCCACATAATGGAGCTAACTGATGCCGTACAAAAACAAACCCCGCCCGTACAAAAAAGAGTATGAGCAGCAGAAAGCACGGGGGGAACACGAAGCCCGTATGGAACGCCAACGCGCTCGACGCAAGATGGATAAGTCTGGCAAAGATGCCAACAAGAATGGTGTAGCTGACAAACGAGAGGGTAAAGACATCGCTCACAAGAAGGCGTTGAGTAAAGGCGGCAGCAATAAGAATGGAGTAACTGTCCAGAGCCGTAAGAAGAACCGCTCGGCTGGCGGTGCTATGAGCAGCCCCAATAAAAAATAGTAGTGACTCACTACCACGGAGAACAACATGAAAATTTTGCGGGATAAAGCAATAATGCTGCGGGTACGTAACCCAAAGCAAATAACAACGGCTATCCCCAATAGCAAGGAGCTACCAATGAATAAGGTTATCGTGAAGTGGGGGATGGACGAAGTCTTATCCCTGAAGTCACTAAACATAAAAGTACCGTCACCGATTACGGGGCGGTATAGCTGGCCGGGGCAGTACAAACCCTTTGCCCACCAGAAAGACACCTCATCTTTTATGACCCTGAACAAGAAATCGTTCTGCTTTAACGAGCAGGGCACAGGGAAAACTGCATCGGCTATATGGGCAGCGGATTACTTGATGACCCAAGGCAAAATTAAACGGGTGCTGGTTGTCTGCCCTTTGTCAATCATGGACAGCGCGTGGCGTAACGACTTGTTCTCCTTTGCTATGCACCGAACTGTGGACGTAGCACATGGCAGCAAGGAGAAACGCAAAAAGATTATTAACTCGGGCGCTGAGTTCGTAATCATTAACTATGACGGTGTGGAAGTTGTGCGGGACGAGATCGCTGCGGGTGGTTTTGACCTGTTCATCGTCGATGAAGCTACGCACTATAAGAACGCACAAACAAAACGGTGGAAGACCCTCAACAAGCTAGTCAAAGAAGACGATTGGCTATGGATGATGACAGGTACCCCTGCTGCACAAAGTCCTGTCGATGCCTATGGCTTGGCTAAGTTGGTAAACCCGCTTTCCGTCCCGAGGTACTTTGGCTCGTGGCGGGACATGGTTATGCAAAAGCTCACGCAGTTCACATATAAGCCGAAAGAGACAGCCAAAGACACGGTACACCACGTACTGCAACCCGCGATTAGGTTTACTAAAGAGGAATGTCTTGACCTGCCTGACATAGTGTACACCAAACGCTTCGTCGAAATGACCGCGCAGCAGAAGAGGTACTACAACACACTGAAGAAGCAGATGCTCATGCAGGTGGCAGGGGAATCCGTAACCTCTGCAAACGCTGCGGTTAACATGAACAAGCTACTGCAGATTAGCGCGGGGGCAGTTTATACTGATGACGGTGACTCTGTAGAGTTCGATATCAAGAGCCGCTACCAAGCGTTGAAAGAAACTATCGACGAGAGCAGCCAGAAAGTTTTGGTCTTTGTGCCGTTCCGACACACTATCGACATGCTGACAAGGAAGCTGAAAGCTGACGGCGTTACTACGGAGGTCATACGGGGAGACGTATCTGCAGCTAACCGCACAGATATATTCGCCCGCTTCCAGAACGATGCCGATCCAAGAGTTCTAGTAATCCAACCGCAGTCCGCTGCGCACGGTGTCACACTTACGGCGGCAAACACAATCGTGTGGTGGGGTCCGACCCCTTCCCTAGAGACGTATCTACAAGCTAACGCACGTATCCACCGTGCGGGCCAGAAGCATAAATGCACCGTAATCCAGATAGCTGGCTCCGCTGCAGAGAAGCGTATCTACAAGATGCTGGACCAGCGTATAAACGTACATTCCGCCATGATAGATTTGTACAAAGAAATGCTTGACTAACAACTATAAGATACTGTACGACGATGAGACTACTATAAAACAGTGACACTAATATAAAACGGAGAACTAAATGAGTGTGTCAGTTGATAAGCTAGTCAGTACGTACGCTAAGATACGTGACAAGCGTGCGGAAATATCCGCAAAATACAAAGAGGAAGAGGCCCAGCTTCGTGAAATGCATGATAAGGTAAAGCTCGCTTTGCTGGAGTACTGCAAGGAGCATGAAGTCGATAGTGTTCGCACTGCATCGGGCCTCTTCTATCGTACCGTGAAGCAGCGTTATTGGACGAGCGATTGGGAATCTATGCATGCGTTTATTATGCAGCATAACCTTCCTGAGTTCTTCGAGAAGCGTTTAAACCAAACCGGTGTACGCCAGTTTCTTGAGGAAAACCCTGACAAACTACCCGCAGGTCTCAATGTAAATTCTGAGTATACAATTTCTGTGAGGAAAAAATGACAGAAGTAGATTCGAAGTATGTCAACATGAACCAAGTAGCGGATTACTTTAACCTGTCTCTGTCTACTATCCGCAAGTGGGTGCATACGGGGCATATCCCCTCCAGTGCCTACATCAATATCGGGGAAGTTTACCGATTTCGGTTAGATGACGTTGAAGCAGCTTTGAATAAACAAGCTACAACAAAGGCCGAGGAGTAGTATGTCAGGGGGCGGGTTAAACTATATCAGCCTACGTGGTGGACGTTTTAGTGGGATATTTAGTGGTGAACAGGCCAACGTCGAAAGTGATGGCCCGTTAAATATAATTATAGTGAACGCTGCAAAGATATCTCGCGCTTACCACAAAGATTTATACGACCCAGCAACCCCCTCTGCCCCGACATGTTGGTCGCTGGATTCGCAGCTACCGTCCGGTGATGTTCCAGCAGACCAAAAGCAAGCTACCCGCTGTATGGACTGCCAACAAAACATTAAAGGTTCCAGCACTGGTGGGGGCCGCGCTTGTAGGTATTCGCAGCGCCTAGCTGTCGTATTGGAAGGGAAGATGGGTACAGTCTACCAGATGCGTATCTCTGCCACATCTATTTTTGGCAAAGCTCAGAAAGGTGATATGTCTTTGCAAGGGTACTCTAAGTATCTGCACAAGAACAAATCTTCCTCGCTGTCGGTAGTTACACAGGTACGTTTTGACAGGAAGTCTAACACACCTAAACTGTTTTTTAAGGCTGTACGTGCGCTCAACGAACAAGAACTTGGGAAGGCGCTCGAACAAAAAAGCAGCTATGCGGCAAGCATAACTGCGTTACAGACCATGACGGTTCGATTAGAAACCGTAAGGGACAACTCTCCGTTTACAGAAGTAAGCGGTTTTGAATATAACAAAGGAGAAGACTAATGGCAGAAGCAAAGCAAGTGGTGTTAATTGAAGGGGTCGAGGCTAGGTACCCACGGCTCAACCAAACATACAAGTTTGATAGGAGTGTTCCCCCCAAAGGTGCGACAGTGCCTTGTGGCCCCACCGAAGAAAATGCAAAGTACGAGATTAAGTTTCGTATGGACCAGTCGCAGGCAAAAAGTTTGTACGGGAGCATGCTTGCTGCGTACACAAAAGAGGCCCAATATGGAGCGAACTGGCCGGCAATGCCATCCCCTGCCGATACGTTTGTAAGGGACGACGAGGGCATGTACATTGGTACTGCCCAAATAAAGGGTCAGTATTCTGGTACGGTTACTGAAAAACCACTACAAGTTGACGCGAAGAACAGGAAGTTACCTGACGACTTTGAACTTACGACTGGTAGTACTGTAAACATAGCAGTAGTTCTTGTGCCATACAGCATGGCCACTAACGGTGTATCACTACGGATAAAGGCTGTGCAGGTCATAACACTCGTGGAGAAGAAACAACACTCTCCGTTTGGTGTGCAAGATGGTTATTCAAGTGATTCGGCTCCTGTGTCCGAACAAGACCTATTTGGCCTTGAAATGAAGGGACCGGACACGCCGGTTATAGAAGACGATTCTTGGGTTGTTGTCGGCGCAGATGATAGCGTACCCGAACCGCAAAAGGTCGCTAAGAAAAAAGAGGTAGCTGCTCCCTCCTCTGTCGAAGCTGATCTTTCATCTATCGTAGACGGTTGGGATGACTGAGGGGTCACTCACCTAATTTGAAACGATAGGTAGTCGTGGCGGGTTCACCACCCTTTCTAGAGTCCGCCACGATATATTTTGGAGCAGCGACAATGAACACCCTAGATTTTTTACGTAGCCTTCTCAGTGACTCTGGCCACTACTGTGTATTCGCGGCCAAGGATGACACACGTATACAGAAGTTCTACGGCACTCTTGAAGAAGTAGACCGTGCGACACGCAAGTTTGGCGCAGATGGCCTCAACACATATTTTGCTTTGGGTACATTCAAAAAAGCAGGGGACCGTAAAGTCCCGAACGCACACGAATTTAAGTCCCTATTTCTAGATTTAGACTGTGGGCCACTCAAGGAATACCCGTCACAGCAAGCTGCGGTAGACGCATTACGCACATTCTGCCAGAAACTTAGCCTGCCCAAACCGCTTATGGTCAACAGCGGTAATGGGTTACATGTGTATTGGCCCCTTACCGAGGCAGTTCCAGCGGAGCAGTGGGCAGTAGAAGCCCAGCGGCTAAAGCAAGCGTGTATTGATAATGGCCTTCGTGCCGACCCTGTAGTCACTGCGAACCCTGCGCAAATCCTTCGAGTGCCGGGTTCGTACAACCAAAAACAAGACCCGCCCCTGCCTGTAGAGCTTCTTGGTGTGGAGCTACCAGAGCCTACGGTGCTGGAGGATTTTACATCCAAGCTGGGCGTCCTAGCGAAGCCAGTTATCAATGCGGTTGACCTCGGCACTGACGCGCTTTACGAATCCTACGTCGAAAACTCCGAGAATATCTTTAAGACTATTATGGAGAAGACCGCCGAGGGTCGTGGCTGCGAACAGTTAAAGTTTATCGCAACAAGCCAGACCGAGGTTAGTGAGCCTTTGTGGAGGGCAGGTCTATCTATTGCCAAGTTTTGTAGTGACGGAGACAAAGCTGCAGTAAAAATATCGAGCAAACACCCTGCATATAACGAAGAAGATATGCGTAAGAAGTTGAGCGAGATCAAAGGCCCATACACATGCACTAGTTTTGACGACCTCAACGAAGGCATGTGCGCAAACTGTACGGTGCGGGGTAAGATCAAATCCCCCATCGTGCTGGGCAAGCGTATTCGGGAGTCCGAGGATAATGTATCAGTGTTCGCACCGATACGCAAAGCAGGGGGAAAGAAGTCCGAACAGTTTGAGATACCCGAATTTCCGTCACCTTATTTCCGTGGCGCAGCTGGTGGGGTGTTCATGCGCAGCAGCAATGCTGACGGGGATATAGAAGAAGACCTAATATACCACCACGACATTTATATTACGCGGAGACTACACGATATTGAATTAGGCGAGACATTAGTGTTCCGCTTGCATTTACCAAAAGACGGAGTGCGCCAATTCAATGTACCACTTACACATATAACTTCTCGTGAGGAGTTCCGTAAGTGTATGGCGAAAGAAGGCGTCACTGCATGGGGAAAAGGGATGGATAAACTAATGGCCTATACAACAAAATGGGTAGATGAGTTGCAGCGTACAACCGTAGCCGACGAGGCATACCGACAGTTCGGTTGGGCAGATGACACTATGGGGGCGTTCGTACTAGGTGACAAATTAATCACCCCGACAGGGACTGACTTCAACCCGTCTTCCTCTACTACAGCAGGGCTAATGGGCGCGTTTAACGCTAAGGGCACCCGTGAAAAGAACCTTGAACTGTTAGATTTTTACAACAAACCAAACTACGAACTGCATCAATACGTGGTTGGTGTTGGTTTCGGCTCCCCGCTTATGGCCCTGACGGGTTTGAATAGTATGTCTATCCACCTGTATGGTGGTTCGGGTGTAGGTAAAACTACCGCACAGATGGCAGCGATCGGTATATGGGGAAGCCCTGACGAACTGATGAACAAACCGGAGGACACACACAATTCTCGGATGCTACGTGGCGAAGTGATGCACAACATACCCTTGGTGTCGGACGAGATGACTAACGTGAATGGCGATCAGATGTCTGATTACGTTTATCAGGTGTCTGGTGGGCGGCAGAAAAACCGTATGTCCAAT